TTCGTCGAGCCCTTGGCCTCGATCGACGGCGACATCCGGTGCGAAGAGAAATTGGGGGTCCGACGCGACTTTAGCCCCTGCGCCTTCTTCGACAAGGATGCCTGGATCCGGGGGGTCCCGGACTATCTGGCCGTCAACAGCGCCAAAGGCGTGGCCCGTGTCGCAGACTACAAGACAGGCAAGAGCAGCAGGTTCGCCGACATGGCGCAGTTGGAGTTGATGGCAGCCATGGTCATGGCGCATCACCCCGAGGTGCAGACCGTCAAGGCCGCACTGCTGTTCGTGGTTGCCAAGGATGTCATCAAGGCCGAGTTCACCCGTGCTCAGTTGCCGGAGATCTGGTCCAAGTGGGCCGGGCGCATCGGAGCAGTGGAGAAGGCCATCGAACTCAACGTATGGAATCCGCGCCCAAGCGCGCTGTGCAGGTTCTGCCCGGTCAAGGATTGTGCAAACCATCCGGGCTAAGGAGATAGCCATGGCTACCAAGCCACGCAACTACAAACGCGAGTACGAGACGTACCAGGGTACGCCTGAGCAGATCGCCGCGCGGTCCAACCGCAACAAGGCTAGGCGGGCGTACGAAAAGGCCAAGGGCGACCTGCCGGAGACCGTGGACGTGGCGCACAAGAAGGCGCTGTCCAAGGGCGGGGCGCCGACCAAACTCAGTAATCTAAAGGCAGAAGGGCGAGGCGGCAACCGCAGTTTCGCTAGGACTTCTACCAACAAAATTAAGTCAGAAATTTCCAAGCGCGAGCGATCGCGCTGAGGTAGTATTTACCGGCTCCGTGAGGGCATGGAGCGGTTTCTCCTTGGTCGTAAGACCTTTGGCCCGGTAGTTCGCTACCGGGCCTCTTTGTCACCTCTAGTCATCAGCAAACCATGGAAATCGTGCAAGACCGCGCGTTACTCTTCCGCACTCGCGCAGCGGATCAGATCACCGCGCTCATCCCCAAGAGCAAGGTGCTAGACGACGGCGACGAGCCGCAGATCCTCGTCAACTGGGGCTTCGAGGAAGTGCAACTGCTGCGCAACCTGGGGCTCAAGAACGTACCCAGTCCCATCCTGGGGCGGTACAAGTGGCCGGGCATCTTTGCCCCGTTCGTCCACCAGAAAACAACTGCTGAGTTCCTTACTCTGCATCCTCGATGCTTCGTGTTTAACGAGGCAGGCACGGGCAAGACAAGCGCCGCAGCGTGGGCCGCTGACTACCTGATGCAGCAAGGCAAGGTGCACCGTGTGCTCGTGGTGTGTCCGGTGTCCATCATGGAGACTGCATGGCGCTCTGATCTATTCAAGACCGTGATGCACCGCACGGTGGCTATCGCCACGGGCACCAAGGAGCAACGGCGCAAGGTGATCGCAGGCAACTTCGAATTCGTCATCATCAACTTCGATGGCGTGAAGGTGGTGGCAGACGAGTTGCGCAACGGCGGGTTCGACCTCATCATCGTGGACGAGGCCAACGCCATCAAGTCCGTGCAGACCGAGCGTTGGAAGGCCATCGCATCTCTGGTCAAGGCCGACACGCGGCTGTGGCTCATGACGGGTACGCCCGCGTCGCAGTCTCCGCTCGATGCCTACGGGCTTGCCAAGTTGGTCAACCCTGACGGGGTGCCGCGCTTCTTCGGTTCGTTCCGCGACAAGGTGATGATCAAGGTCACGCAGTACAAGTGGATGCCGCGCCCCGCTGCGCGCGACATCGTGCACGCTGCGCTGCAACCGGCTATCCGGTTCACCAAGGACGAGTGCCTGGATCTGCCAGACATGCTCTACACCACGCGGGATGTGCCACTCACCGCGCAGCAACAAAAGTACTACGACGCGATCCGCAAGGAGATGATTACGGTGGCCGCAGGCGCCGAGATAACAGCAAGCAACGCAGCGGGCATGCTGAACAAGTTGCTTCAGATCTCCCAGGGCGCAGCCTATACGGACGATAGGGACGTGGTGTCGTTCGACATGAGCAACCGCTTCAACGAACTGGTCAGCGTCATCGAGAGCACCGACAACAAGGTGCTCGTGTTCGTGCCGTTCCGTCACTCCCTGGAGGTCCTGCACGAAGATCTGCTCAAGGCGGGCTACACCGTGGAGGCCATTCACGGCGACGTGTCGCCCAGTCGGCGGGCGGAGATCATCAAGAAGTTCCAGTCAGAGGACGACCCGCGCATCCTGCTGCTCGTGCCGCAGGCCACCGCCCACGGCATCACGCTGACCCGCGCTGACCAAGTGGTGTGGTGGGGCCCGGTGCCCTCCACAGAAATCTACATGCAGGCCAATGCCCGTGCGCACCGCGCCGGGCAGACCAACAAGGTCACGGTCACGCACCTACAGGGATCGCCCGTGGAGCGCAGGGTGTTCCACATGTTGCAGAACAAGATCGACATGCACCTGAGCCTCGTCGATCTTTACCGACAGGAGATCACATGACCCCTTGACGATCAAACTAAACACTGTATACTTTACCCAAATCAACGCTATTCAACGGAGATCACATGGACGCCAACAAACTGGTGCAGGTCTACATCAAGATCCGCGACGCCAAGGAAATCAAGACCAAGCAGCATGACGAAGAGATAGCCGCACTCGATGAGCAACTAGCCGCCGTTGAGGAATCTCTATTGGAGATCTGCAAAACCACCGGGCAAGACGGTGGCAAGACCCAGTATGGCTCGTTTACCCGTACGGTCAAGACGCGCTACTGGACATCGGACTGGGATAGCATGTACCGGTTCATCAAAGATCACGACGCTCCCGAACTGCTGGAGCGCCGCGTGCATCAGGGCAACTTCAAGGACTTCCTCCAAGAGAACCCTGACAAGATGCCGGAAGGCATGAACGTGGACTCACGGTACTCAATCACCGTGCGCCGCGCTAAGTAACTTCACTCAAGGAAATCACATGAGCAACATCACTCTCTTCAAGTCTGGTTCCGTTGTCCCTGACTACCTCCGCGAAGCCGCCGATTCCACGACCAAGGACATCGCCGGAAGTTCCGGTGGCAAGCAAATCTCCATCCGTGGTGGCGTGTGGCGCATGATCGTCGGAGGCGAAGAGGTCGCCAAGAACGAAGATCGCTCCATGAACCTTGTGGTGATCGCGGCAGGCAAGGGCATCACGCGTACCTTCTATGCAGAGAAGTACGAGGAAGGCAAGGACGTCAAGCCGTCCTGCTGGTCCGCCGAGGGCGAGAAGCCCAACCCCGAAGTGCCCAACCCCCAGGCGTCGTCGTGCGCTACCTGCCCCCAGAACATCGAGGGCTCGGGCGAAGGCAAGTCCCGTGCATGCCGCTACAGCAAGCGTCTGGCCGTGTCTCTGGAGAACGACATCAGCGGCAACATCTACCGCATGTCCATTCCGGCCAAGTCGTATTTCGGCAAGCCCGACGGCGACAAGATGCCCCTGCAAGCGTTCGGCAAGTTCCTGGCAGGTCATGGCATCCCCATCACCGGCATCGTGACCGAGGCCCGCTTCGACACGTCCGAGGCTGTCCCCGTGCTGAAGTTCCGCGCCGTGCGTCCGCTGACCCGCGAAGAGTGGGAAACGGCCAAGGCTCAGAGCCAGACCGAGGATGCGCGTCAGGCCATCGACTTCAAGATGGTGCCGTCCAAGGCCGAGACCGGTAGCAGTGCACCCGCCCTGCCCGCCGCGTTCAAGGAGCCCGCTGCTACGCAGGAGGCCAAGGTGGCCGAGCCCGTCAAGCGCACGACCAAGAAGGCCGAGCCTGCTGCCGCGCCCAAGGACGTGTCGTCTATCCTGAGCGAGTGGGGCACCGACGACGATGCCGTCTAAAGGACTAAGGGGGTATAGCACCTCCTTTGTTTCCGCGATCACGCACGGTCGCCTGTCTGACCTGATGTTCCAATTCGCCAATGAGTGCTTGATACGGGAGATTCCCGCATCAGCCGTGGCGGAAAGGATCGGGGTCACACGGGCGACCGTGTACGCGTGGTTCACTGGCAGAGCCGAACCACGAGTGCGGCATCAAGAAAAAATCCGGCAGATTCTGGCGCGTTGGAACCGCGC